CCCGAAGATGAAGCCGGAAGATATCTTGCACGTTTCAAAAGTGTTCGGTTATGAAACCGGGACGCTACAGCGATTATGTGAATCTACAGGGATAAAACCTCCGAGGCTCGCACGGTATCTCAGCGAAAGTGAAATAGATACAAGGGATTACAGTGACTATATATCCCAGTGCAGGGAACTCGGGTATGATATGCATGATACAGCAATATCAATAAACGAAAGCAGATTCCCCGAATGCAAACACGTTTTCAAGGAAAAGAAAACCACAGCACATCAGGAAACGCCTGCCGCTGTTCAGCCGACTGTTTCAGTTAGTGATCTGGGCGATTTCGAGGAGATACTCACAGACGCAGAAGTCCCGTTTTAAGGAGGCAGAATGTACGAATTTATACCTAATGAGCTGAAGAAGCTCAGAAACTGGGTATGCTGGAAAGCCGAGCCGGACCCGAGGTCGCACAGCGGGATCAGCAAGAAACCTATAAACCCGAAAACCGGAGGACAGGCTATGTCCAACAACCCCGATACATGGAGTGATTTTGAAACGGCAGCAGAGGTCTCTTCTGATTTCGCAGGAATAGGATTTATGTTCAGCAACTCAGGTTATTTCGGTGTTGACCTCGATGATATCGACGTAAAAGGCAGCCTTGCGTCTGAATTCGTAAACGCACTGCAAAGCTACACCGAATTGTCACAGTCGGGAAACGGTATCCATATCATTTGCAAGGGAAAGCTCCCCGAGGGCGGCAGGCGCAGGGGCAACATCGAGATGTATGACAGCGGACGATTTTTTGTAATGACAGGAAATTACTGCTCGGAATTCATTGATATTTCAGATTGCACTGAAAAAATAAAACCTCTGCACGAGAAGTATCTCGGCACTCCAAAACAAGCGGCAGGAAAGGCACTGCCTGCCGCTGCGGATGTGCAGTCTGTGATCAGCAGGGCAATATCATCTGCAAATGGTGACAAGTTCAGCCGGCTCTACGGTGGCGACTGGTCTGACTATGCATCACAATCGGAAGCTGACATGGCGTTTTGCAATATGCTTGCATTCTGGTGCGCGGGAGACGCTGAAAAAATGGACAGCATTTACCGCAGTTCGGGTCTTATGCGCGAAAAATGGGATCGCAGGCAGTCAGGCAGTACATACGGCAAGCTTACAATTTCAAAGGCTGTAAGTCAATGTGACACGTTCTATGGGCAGAAAGAAAGCTATGAAGGGATAAGCATAAAGGGCAGAGATCTGCCTGAGCCGTCATCGACTGTAAAAAAGCACTATTCTCTTGACGATACGGGAAATGCCCAGCGGCTTACAGACGCTTTTGGCGATATACTCAAATGGTCATATATAGACAAGAACTGGCTTTATTATAAGGACGGCAAGTGGAACTATGACAATATCGGCTATCACAGAACTGTCGCGGACAGTGCGGTCGAGCTTATTGAAAAAGAACGGTCTTATTATTCCGATGACGGCGACAAGGAAAAAGCTTTCGAGAAACATATCAAGCGCTCGCGGAGCTTTACAGGCAAAACCAATATGCTGAGAGAGGCGGAGCATTATTCTCCGCTCCTCCCATCGATGATGGATAAGAAAAAGAACTATCTGAACTGCCGAAACGGTATCTTTGACCTGAAAACAGGTCAGCTCATGCCGCACAGGAAAGAAGCATATATAACGAAGATCACCCGATGTCCTTACGTTGAAGATCCTGTTGATATCCCACAATGGAAAAAATTCCTGAACGATATCTTTGGCGGCGACAGAGACCTTATACGCTACATCCAGAAAGCTGTCGGCTACAGTCTCAGCGGTTCAACGGCAGAGCAGTGCGCGTTCTTCCTGTTCGGCACGGGACGAAACGGAAAGTCTACGTTCCTTGAAATAATCCGTTGTATTTTCGGCGATTATGCTACGAACATACAGCCGCAGACGATAATGGTCAAGCCGTCATCTGGCAACACTGCAAACAGCGATATCGCACGTCTGAAAGGTTCGCGTCTGGTTACGAGCGTTGAGCCTAATGAGGGTATGCGCATAGACGAGGGGCTTCTGAAACAGCTCACAGGTGATGATGTGGTGACTGCCCGCAAGCTGTTTGCGGAAGAATTCGAGTTCAAGCCCGAGTTCAAGCTGTGGATGGCGACAAACCATAAGCCGATAATACGCGGCACGGATACGGGTATATGGCGAAGGATCCACCTGATACCGTTTGAAGTTCAGATACCGTCCGACAAGGTGGACAGGCACTTGAAATACAAGCTTGCACAGGAACTTGACGGGATATTCCGCTGGGCTATAGACGGCTGTATGCTTTGGCAGAAAGAGGGTCTGCGTATGCCGAAAGCTGTTCTTGACGCAGTAAAGGAGTATCAGCATGAAATGGACGTTATATCTGCGTTCATCGACAGTTGCTGTATTACGGGAGGGGGAGAAGTGAAAGCGTCCCAGTTGTATTCCGTGTACGCAAGGTGGGCAGATGAAAACAACGAGTACAAGATGAGCAACACAAAATTCGGAGTTGAAATGCAGAAAAAGTTTGAACGTGTAAAGAGGCGTGATGGTTTAGCCTACTCGGGGATCACTTTAGGCAGCGAATTTTATTCGGTTTCTATCGGTTAAGTGTGCAGGGTGTGCAGGGTTGCAGGGGTTTTCCTTATTCTTCATGTAAAAAAAATAGAAATGAATTTATATATAAGGAATAGGAAAAGGGTGCAAACCCTGCACACCCTGCACAGGGAGGTGATTTTATAATATACGATTTCAGTGATCCGAAACAATTCAAGGCACTTGAGCGTCAGGCTTATGACGGAACGGTCGATGTGAGCAGATTCCCTCCTGCCGCATACAGATACTTCGACAGCCTCAGGCTGCTGTACGCACGGTACAAGTATGACAATCTCAGCAAGGAAGATGCGGCGGCGGAAAAGCAGAAGCTGCTTGCGCAGTATAACGAGGCTACAGCCGCTGTTATGGGAATGAAAAGCGCTTATCAGTATTATCAGGACAACATACGCAAGGCAGGCTCGCTGCTGTCACAGATCGAGAAATCACATAACATTGCAGAAATAGCAATGCTTGCCTGCGAGTGCATAGGAATGATGACGAACGACACAGATTTTTTGAAAAGGCAGAAAAGTAAATTTGAATAGGCAAAGGAGCGGAATATATGATAGTATCAGCTACAGCACAATCACCATGCAAGGGATGTAGTGAAAGGGTGTTAAATTGTCATAGCCGTTGCGATAAGTATAAAGCGTACAAGCAAAAGCTTGAAGAGAACAGAGCGAAAGTTAACGCTGAGACTGAGATTATGCAGTTTAACCGAGATGTAAAGCAGCGGATCGCGTCGTTGGCGACCCGGAAGAGCAGAAGAGGAGGAGAATGAAAATGACGGTTCGTGAGCTAATAAAAAGTCTCAAATTCGTAAAAAGGAGAATCGGCAATGTCGAAGTGTTTGTGGCAGGGTGCGATCATAATGGCGATTTCTTGAAATGTTCGCTTTCTGACAACGGAATAGCTTGCAATGCCGATAGCGTTACGATTGATGTTTTAATGCAATCAATTGCGTTAAAGGGGAAGCAGTATAGTGGCGCTTCTACGAAGGAAGAAAAATTTAACGCATTACTTGAATGTTGCAACGATCACTTCCACGAGAATTGTTATGGTTGTAATATTGAAGGAGCTCTGTGGTGTTGTGGCCCAATGGCGTTTATGAGAATGTCGGATAAAGAAATAGACGTTCTTTATGCAAAAATTTGCGGGGACGAAGCCTCGAAACTGATAGGAGATGATGAACAATGGCAAACATCAAGGATTTAAAGAGAATGTGTGAAGCGCATAAGTTTTGTACAGATTGTCCGTTAAAGACTGATACTTGGTGTATACCGTGTGCGCTACCTGACAACGCCGACGAAATCGTTGACAAGTGGGTTCAGGAACACCCTGTAAAGACATATGCTATGGACTTCTTTGAGAAGTTTCCGAATGCGCCAAGAGACAGAGACGGAGCACCAAAAACGTGTTGGAAGCACGTCTACGGAGACGGAAAGTATTGTTCTTCTGACGCTTGTACAGAATGCTGGAACAGGGAGATGAAGGAAGATGGCTGAAAAATTAAAACCGTGTCCGTTTTGTGGTGGGAAAGCAGTGCTGGAATATTCGGGAGTCGAAGTCCTTCGCAACTGCGAGAGAGGCAACATAGAAATGGCATGGAAGGTGTGGTGCCCGAATTGCGGAACAGAAAAACGTGGCGGATTGACTACATACTGGTTAAACAATGACGCTACGCTAACAATTGCAAGGGAATATGACGGCAGGAAAAAAGCAATCGTGAGCTGGAACACGCGAGTAGCACCACACCACAACGCAAACACCGAAACCTGCGTATGTTGCGGTGCCGAGATTCCAGAGGGGCGGCAGGTGTGTCCGGCGTGTGAGAACGGGGAGGACAAATGAAAACACGAATATTTGTGATCCGTAACGGCGATTATGGTACATACGTACATACATCGATGACCAAAATCAAAGCATTCACGTCACATTATGGTGCGGTGATGTATATGCGGTTCCACGGGCTGAATGAGGACGTGTACAAGGTTGAGGTGTGGATATGGGAGAGATGAAAGAGCTTGAAGTAAAGGCTTGGCTGAATCGTGCTTTCTATGCCGATAAGAAAGTCAAGGCACTTGAAATACTCGTAGAGAAGCGCAGAGAGCAAGCTACAAGCGTTTCGGTTTGCTATGAGTGTAATGATAAAGGCAAGAGCGACGGCTCAAAAAACAGCACAGAGGAAGCTCTTATGATGATTGCAGAATCTGAACTTGAACTTCTGAGAAACATTCGTGATCTGAT